GAGGAGGACTTTCCTGGTCCCCAGCAGCTACCGCGCATTCAGCGCCTCCCGCCTCGAGGGGATTTGGAAGCCTTCGCACGGGATAATCAGAACGTCCATACACGGGTGGTCACGCAGCATACGAACTCATCGCTGGACATCCTACTGAACGCCGACGTTCCGTCGGATCAGAAGACGGTCACGGAGTCACACATGTGTTTCATGGATCACATTGCGATGGATCGGATCAAGACCTCGTTGGATGTGGTCGGAGATGTAGACCGTGATGTGAAGCGATGGTACCGAACGGGGACATGTCGCCAGGAGGGTGATTTCCTGTACAAGCGAACACTGGACGGTCTGTGGGCCAAGATCAAGACGTCGCCCATGAAGCGGGAACTGGAGATTCGGCTCTGGCAGGAGATGGTAGATTCTCTGGGCATGTGCTGTGATGGCCACATTACACGGTTAGCCAATGTGTTGTGTGGCTTTGATGACGCCTTCGTACCGGAACTGAGTCCGGCCGAGAAGCTGCAGAACCGTATGGCTGTGATCGCCCAGATGGAAGACAGCATTCTCCAGACCGCAGAAGCCTTGGCAGCCTTCAAGGAATTCAACGTTCCGAGGGATCAATGGGAGGCGTGGGTGGACGCGTTGTAATCTCAACACTTAGTAATGAAACTCAAGACCCTTCGGCGGTCACACAATCCCGCCAAGAAGTGGGACGCTATTTTTGAACTGCCGAATGGCAAGACAAAGACAGTTCCGTTTGGTGCAAGGGGGATGTCGGATTATACAAAACACAAGGACAAGACTCGCCGTGCGCGATACATCCAGCGCCACTCAGGCATGGGTGAACATTGGTCGCGTCCGGACACACCGGGTGCATTGAGCCGTTGGATTTTGTGGAACAAGCCTAGCCTGAAGGCTAGTCTAACGGACTTCAAGCGGAAGTTTGGTGTGTGAGGAGGAGCCGGGTGACGTGAGGAGGAACCGGGTGACGTGAAAACGAATTGTCTCAGATCAAGGAAATGGCTGAGCCCCCCGAACCATCATCAACTGCCAAAATGTTCTGCCCCTACTGCCAACACCCCGTCACCCGCCACGAGAAGACAGGAGATGATGCCAAGCACCGCTGGTGCTTCATCCATCTCTACGAGGCCAAGATGATTCCGAACGACGGCACCCCCGCCGAGTGCCACGCTGCCTTCTACGCACTGTGTGCAGCACATGTTCCACCCAAGGCCAAGCCCCGCAAGGTCAAGATCAGCCCTCAACAGCGGAAAGCCACTGTCCCCGGTCCATATTACTGGTAGTCACCCGAACCAAGTCCACCCAAGACACCACCCGCCCATCTAGGTACCGCTCGGCCAAGTGGTTGAAGGTATGCACGTACGTGATCAAGACAGCGGCAACGATGGTCCAGTGCCAATCCATATTTTCAATTGAGCGAGATGTTCTGACTGCGGGGCAAACGACGGGATAGCACATCCCTCTTCGTACCGCCAACGGACATGTCATCACCCTCCTGAATACCCTCGATCGCCCTCAGTGCTTCTGCGACCCGCTCAGGCTGATCAGCGAATTGGAGGAACAGCTGTTGCCTCAGTGTTGACCGCTTGAGTGCGGGACGGGATGTACGCTCTGACCTCGCGATGGTTCCCAGCGAACCATCAAGAACAAAATTGCCCAGCTCATTCTGCTTCATGTAATTGAGCACTGTGCTACCCAGTGCATTTTTGCGGTCACGGATGGTCTTGATCTGGGCCTGAAGGGCGCGAATTTCATCGTCTGCTGCGATCCACGAGCGAAGAGTCTCCTTGATTTCCTCGGCCATTGTTGTTCTACACTCAGAACTTCCAGCGTAAATCACACTCGAGGCATGTCACGAAGGTTGTCATGGGCTCATCCGCAGACCTCGTCTGCATCTGGTAGTAATCGCAACGGGTCTTCTTGCGGCACCGGCGGCAGTCCATGAAGATACTTGCCGTCTGCTTCTTCGAGTGCGTCGCCTTCTCCTTCTCGGACGTACTCTGCACAATCTCCGTCCAACGCTCTGGATTCTGAATGAGCGGCGTGGAGTTGACAAAGGCGTCGACAGTCATGGTCGGCATCAGTTGGCGATACCGATACAGGTCAATGGCCCGATTGCGATACAGATTCAGAAACACGGAGTTGTCCCATGACTGGTCAATGAACCACTCCTGGGCATCGTGTACGCACTTCTTGAGAATCGCAGTCTCAATCTCGTTCGAGTCGAACTTGTCGCGCACGAGGTTCCGAAGCGGATGATCAACGTATACATTGGACGCGTGAACCGTGTGAACAGGCTGTAGCTCACGATCCGCCTCAGGGATATCGTCATCCTCCTCCTCGACAACTGCATCTCCTACATCGTCCTCTTCGTTCTCTTCGTCGGCGTCGGCGTCCTCCTGAAAGGTTGACGTCTGATAGAACTCGTCGTACTCGGACGACCTCAAGTCCTTGTACTGGTTCGCATGGGCATCGTAGTCGTCTGCATTAGCGTTCAGAGACTTCATGATGACCAGTGTACCCGAGAAGACATCCTCGTTGAACGGTGAAGGCAGCATATGCTGGTTCGCATTCTCCTCGTCTTCCTCGCAGGACACACCGAAGACCGCGTAGACATCTTCGTCATGAATCATCTTTCCCTGAAACTGCATGGTCGGCTGCTTGGTTTTCTTGCGAAGCCATTCGAGAACATCGGATGTCTTGGCCGGAAGAGTCGTCTCGGTGAGGGTACCGGATGTCGAAATGAAGAGTGCGACAACCATCTTTAGTCTGAGTTACGTGGGTGGGTTTAGATTCATTTTTTCGAAAGTACTGCAGCTGCTGCTGCGGCTCCAGCGGGAAGTGGAATACTAAGCCCAGGTGCGGCGGCCGGAGCAGGGGCGCTAATTTTCCGAGACGCTGGGAACGGGCTTCCCAAGACCTTCCAGAACCCTCGCGAGATGTACTGAATAGGTCCGTTGGTCATCGAGGCTAACGATACAGCCGCAACGACAGCTAAGAATGCGATCAGTAGAACACCGAAATACACTGCAGCATCAACCCACGCTGCATTCGGTTTGAACGTCGGGAGCTTCAGCTTGGGAAACGGCGTGTTGCACGTTGTCTGTCCAGGTGAGTACATTGTGTTTGAAATCACGAGTCCAACATCAGCGGGAAGAACCGTACCGATTGTTGTTCGCAGTCTCGCAATGTCTGCAGACGCAACACTCACAGAGTTCTGCATGTAGACAACCTGTGGACCCGAACTTGACTTCCATCCTAGATGGCGTTCGCATTCAGAGTCGGAGATCGTGTATTGTTCGAGCCTACCGTTCACCCATGTGAAGTACGGATCCTTTGCACCGTCCACAATTGATGCGATCGACCAATCCTGACCTGGTGCCGCTGTCGTTGTTCCATACGTTTTGGTTCCCGGATCTACGATACCCAATCCTTCCTTCGTAGCAGGGTCGAGGACATTCACAATCGCCGAAAGAAACATTGTATGTGGGCCAATGTCTGCAGCTTTCAGTGGAATGAACAACCAAAGGACGTCAGATACGCAGTGAAGAACTGCATCTGCGTTCACATGCTCAACTGCAGTTGGAGCGGGGGCGTAGAGCCTTATTTGATTGAACACTGCCGTCACACCATTGAAATTCACAGACAATGGAACTGCTGGTTCAAGTATCAATGTATGCTTATCTCGTGCCAAGTTTATGACAGAAGACGATGCAGACGAAGACACTGTAAGACTGCAACTCGTACACTGAGTTGATCCGGCGATTGTGATCCCGGTGTCGAGGGTTACAGATGGTTTCGGGTCGGTTATATCTTGTTTACTACACTTGCTTCCGCCTCCACCCATTGTTCTAGTGTGGACAAAACAAGTCTGCGAAAGAGAACAAGATGCCAGAACCACGCGGAGTACTCAACTGGTGGCAGGGATTGACCCTGGCCGCAAGTAGTGCATTAATCGGACTCGTTGCCGCGCTGTTTATTCTGAAGCCAGGTGGGAACAACACATCTGCACCCGGTTGGGCAACACAGCTTCTGCGTTTTGTCCCCCATTTCCTCATGCTCTTCGGTATCCTGGCTGATGCATTCACATATGAAGGCGTATACTGGACAGGCACGGCGATTGGTCTGATCTCTACCTTCGTTGGTCCGTACATCAGTGCGGCGGTCACCAACTTGATTGCAGCCGTGAAGGGACAGATGGCACGTGGTGGTGCAGCCGGGCCTGGCGAGTACGACGGGCTGAAGATGTTAGCCATGCAAGACATGTCCGAACCCGGAACTCCTGAGACCCTCGTTGTGACTGCAAGTATCATGTCCTACTACATTTTCGACTTGATCACCAATTTGAGCCTAGTGGATTCCGCTGGTGCGATCGTGGCAGCCGCTGTGTTGTATGGCGGTCAGGCGTTTTCGATCGAAGGTGGGGCGAACAAGGCCTTCCTATCAGGTGCGCTGGGCATGGTCATCGGTGGAGCCTACTTCGGTATAATGTCGGCATCCGCACCGGGATTTCTCCCATCCAGTGCGATTCCAGGTAGCAAGACAGCAGGTGCTGCAGGGGGTGCTGCAGGTGCCGGTCGTGCCAACGGTGCCAACGGCGCTCTTGGTGGACGAACCCCTACAGCTGGAGGCCCTGCATCCGCAGCAGCACCGTGTCCTCGCCCCTAAGCATTCATTAGCTTCCGACACAATGCAAAAAACATGGACGGCTCCGAACCCGTATACCGCCCAATCTCCACACCTGCCTTCAGAATGACGAAGGTAGGAACATACTGAACGCGGAGCTTCCCGGCGATTCCCTGGGGGTCATCCTTGGTGTTCACACCAATGAAGTAGATACCCGGAAAGTCATCAATCAGATCTGCAATGGTCGGCTTGATATACTGGCATGGACCGCACGTCGGGGAAAAAAAGTGATACGCGATGCGGTCAGCGGGTGCGGTCATCTTTGTTGTATAGTGCAAGAAACTCGTAAACTACTCCGTCTTCTCGATATGCACTGTGGTCAGCTCAGCACGAAGCATCGGCTGTCGCTGAACCGTAGACTTAGCCAGTGTTACGTTCCGGAGTTTGCACATCTCTGCAAACGCCTTCATCAGGTGCTTGTCAATGATCTCCTGATCGAGTGTCGCCAGGTTGCTGCGAACCCATCCAACCACGACAGTTGTCGACACCGCCGAACCCATCAAGGCGATTGGGCAACCAGGAAATATCTCGTCAGATGGCCTAGCAGCCGGGAGCTCGATCATCTTTCCCTCGACGCTCTCACGGGCCATGCGATCCACCACATCGTTCTGCTTGGACAGATCGTCTGCGCCGCCTGTGTGTGCACGAACATGATGAAACCGATGCTTGAACTTGCTCAGGCGACTCGCGATTCCTTCGATCAGGTCGCGATGAAGAACGTCCTTTCCCATGGTTGTCTTCCATCCGCGCGACACCCAACCCGGCATCCACTCAGTCAAACACTTGATCGAATATTCGGAGTCAGTGTAGATGACCAGGTCTTCGTTAAAGGCACCCTTGGACTCGAGGATAGAGACTGCGTGGAAGATGCCCGACAACTCAGACCGCTGATTGGTCTGCGGCTCTGCATCGGGAATACGGGCGGACGTCGACCATTCTGGGTGCTCGGGAAACCACACTGCATATCCGGCCTTGGCGTCCTTCCGACCGTTACCCGAACAAGCTCCATCTGTAAACACGCGCATGACTTACTTATGCTTTGCTATCCAAGATTCCTTTTTCATACGCATGAGGGTCGTCCCACAATTGAGTGGAGACCTCTCCATGGATCTCAGGCAGGTGGATATACATCGGCATCTTGGTCACGATACATCTGGATACAATCGCAGGTTGGAGCAGCGGCTCTTCGATGTGAAACCAGATACGACAGCGGAACGACCTCTGTTCCAGCGATCTGCGTAGCATCTGCTGACACGCTGCCGTCAAAAAGTGGGCATGCCACACAATCAGAACACGAATGCGAATATGAGCCTGAGAGGGAGTGAACGACATCCATTGAGCCACCCAGGGCGCAAAGTCATCAATGGAGTTCATCGCCGCAGCATCCACCTCTTCAAAGTCACATCGGTGTTTGTTTGCCTTCACGTAGGTGCTCCACGCATCCCGTGATGACCGGTCATTGAGTACTTCATATAAGATGCGATGGGGTGGAGGAAATAGCTCCATACATTACGAGCTGGGCGCTTCCGTAGATGGCTGAACGATGCGCTTCACGGGGATGTCCGCAGACACCACGTACAGACTGTTCTCCGTCATGATGATGTACATCTTCTCCTCCTTGAGGCGCATGATGGACTCGATCGGCGACGTGTACTCTGTGTCCGACTTGACCAGGCACTTGCTCTCGTTCGTGACACCGATGCAACAGGCCTTGGACAGGGAATCGGAAAAATAATCAAGGTAGATCGGCTTGTCGTGCTCGATCGCCAACCTGGCCACATGTGCCATGACTGTCGCTGAAGGGACGCTCATTTGTGAGAAGTCTAGGTTGTGTTTGCGTTTATTTTAACGTGCGGCGACGTCTTCAAGCTTGAAGCGAGACTTCATCGTCAGCGACGGCGTCTCTGCGCGGGGAATCGCAAGAATTTCAGCCACCTTGGGCTTGACCTCCTTGACCTTCGGCGCGACGGCCGCCAGGAATCGCACGAGGTGGTCGACGTGTTCCTCAACTGGAGGCGTCTTCTTCTGGCCGATGGAGTCGCGCAGATCATCCACGACCGTGACCACAAACACTGCCATGGTCGCCTCGGGGATCAGACCACGGGAGTACAGCTCTGAGGTATAGACTGCGAAGCCGCGCTTGGTCTCCTTCTGCTTGGTCCAAGCGATCAGTGCATCGGAGAACCCCGCGTCCGAGGAGGACGGGACGATCGTGACTGCCGATGTATCGTACAGCGAATCGAACATCGACACCTGCGTCATGAGGTCCGCACGTGCATCCTCGCTGAGCTTCACGATGTCGGAGTACAAGTCGGCCAACATACTCGCATAGAAGTTCTGACGGATGCCGCGGTCGAAGAGCAGCGTGGTGACTCGCAGCCGGAACATCGGATCCCGCGCAGCGATCTTGGACTTGATCAGGTCCGTCAGCTTGGCGTAGGTAGGCTTGGACAGCTTGTTGATGGCTGCATTGATCTCGTCGTAGTCGGGGTCGTCCTTCTCGCGCACCTTGCGCAGTGTCTCAACGAGGACATTCTGACGCCAGTTTGCGACTTCCACTACCGGTTCGCGACGAACCGGGCGGCGAAAGACAGGACGGAAGGACGTGCGTAGCTTGGAGAAGATCTCCACTACGCTGTCGGGAAGGGGCTGCTTGACGGAAGGGCGGGAGGCGTAGATTGAATAGACGTCCATGATGTTCGCACTCCTTTCCTTGTGGATGTGTGAGGATTCCTTTTCTGCGGAAAACGGATTAGTCCACACTCAACAAGGAATGAGTGCGGCAAAAATGACGTGGACTCTCTGGTATCACGACCCTTCCAACAATGACTACAGTCTCAGCAGCTACATCCGCATCTACGACGTGGAGACCCCACTCGAGTTCTGGAGCCTCGTGGACGGTATCCCCAAGGACGTTTGGGAGTCCGGTATGTTCTTCTTCATGAAGGAGGGGGTCCGTCCACTGTGGGACGCCCCGGAGAACGACAAGGGCGGTGCCTGGTCGAAGAAGGTCGATGCGTCGGATACGCACAGGGTCTTCATCGATTGCATGGTTCACTGCTTAGCGAATTCATTCCTCAAGAGCAACAATGACACAATTGCAGGTGTCACGGTGTCTCCGAAGGGACAGTTTCATATCGTCAAGGTGTGGAATTCAACAACTGCGGTGTGTGACCGCAAGTTGTTCAGTCCAAGTCTCAAGATGACGCTGGGCGACGACATTGCCTACAAGGCGCATAACCTGAGGCCGAAGTAGAGCTAAGTGCAGTGACAGTTCACAAGCCACATGTAGGTAACATAGATCAGCCACGCATGGAGAATGGTGGTTGACAGTGTGACGACGATCACAGCCGCCTCCATTACCTTTTTCAATGGGATTAACAATGGCAGTTGCGTACACAGTCGGTCGGTTTCAGCCCCCGACATTGGGACACGTCGAGATGATTGACGAAATGCTCAAATCGGGGAAGGAGTGCTTTGTGTTCATTTCATCGGCAAAGGATAGCCTCCTTCCATCTGCGATGAAGAAGGAACTGTTAACCAGAATGCTCACTCGTGGTGGACAATTCCCACGGAACCTTGCTCTTGTGGACACTGGGGCGGATTGTGATGGGGTAGCATGTGGTGGCCCGTATGCCGCATGGCAGTACCTTCATGACAAAAGGGGATTCACTGACATCACACTGGTGATTGGTCAAGACCGCGCGAAAGACTTTGACCCCAACGCCGCACCAATGTGGAGTGGAATCGCTGCAGGCGACCGACCGAGGATGACGACAACGATACGCGAAAAACCCGCAGGTGCGATATCGTATTCATCAACCAAGGCGAGAGCGGCAGTTGCCACATCTGGTCCAGATGGGCTGAAGACGTTCATGAAGGTGCCCAGTTCCGCACTGACGGACGCAGACATTGCGGCGGCTGCTGAAGAACTGCTAACAAAACGAGGAAAGTGGCCGAAACCAAAGGGTGGTGCGGAACCTGCCGAAGACCTGAGTGCGTTTGACGAGGACTACGAACCGGTAAAGGGTGGCCGCAGACGCAAGACACGCCGCCGCCGTACTCGCAAGACTAGGAAGAACAGGGCATCAAACAGAGCTTGATGTCACCCAGGTTCGCAATGACGTAACGAATCATCAAGAACCAATCATTTTTCATGTGGATCTCCAGGTTGTTCGACAGGTTCGAGCACTTGGTGAACAGCACCAGGTGCGGAAGACTGAACGTACCTGAGACAATCTCATCCGGCTTGGACTTGGTAATCGCCATGTCAGACGTTGAGTCACCCATCGTGACCGTCTGAGATGCAAAGGGACCCTTGCACGTGAAGGTCAGTGTCCCGCCCACATTCTTGACATCCACCGTCTTGGCCGAGAGCAGCGTCATATCGCGACAGATCTTCTGGAAATCCATGGACGGCATGGTGATGCGGGTTGCGAACTCGGTCTCGGGCATGTTGATGTCCGACTCATCGCGGTCCAGCAGGTTCAGCTTGTTCTTGATCCGCCGCTTCTTCTCCCCGTTCTCCAACGTGATGCACAGGTGATTGGACTCGGACCTCGACACCGAGAACGTGATCGTGTCGTCGTTCGTCACCGTCTTGACGATACGGTAAAAGTGATCCGTGTTCAGACCCACATCCAGCTTGGGGGCAGAGTGGTTGTACTGATATTCCTCAAACTTGGACGCATGCAGTCGCATGTGCGTAAGCACAGTGCGTGTATTGTCCATGGCGATCATGCGGATACCGTCCTTATCGAACACCAGACTCATCTCCACCAGCATGGACTTGAGACCTTCGGCGAGGATACGGATCGGGGCCGTCTGTACGGTCTTGGCGATTACAATGTCGTCAGACTCCGGCATTTATCAATGCTTACGATTTCTCCTGAAAGTAGATGTACGCGCCTTCCGCTTCTTGTGGCGACGACGATGGGACCTGCGACGGCCGCCGCTATATACTCCTGCCCATGTATTTCTTGGATCTTGCGCGTTCCCCCCGGGCGGGTTTAGCCAACTTTCAGTGCTCCTTACTGCTTGCCCCTGAGCCATCGCCCTGCCTAGGAGCGGTGCAAGTCTAGGAGGGGGGGTACCGGGAGCATAGGAGACTGCTTCCCCCTCTGCTGCGCCTGTAGTATTGGTGAATGTCTCGTATATTTCTTCGAACAACTTCTTGTCATTGTCAGATGTAGTGGTAGCTGTTGTGTCGAACGCATTGCCCTCGGGTTCAGACAGCTTCATACCTTCTAAAAGCGCGACCAGTACACCGGATAAGCTTGCGATACTCTCTCTCCGTTTACTCTCTTCGTCATCTACTACAGCCCCGGGTAAGTTCGTACTTAATCCCTGTGCTTGAGATTCAAGCAGGTTGCGTTTGTCTTGCAGACGAGCAGATGAACGCACTTGAGGCTGCGTCCCTGTCAACTTAAGTTTCGCTGCGTTTAGTGCTCTGGTAAGCACCCCTTTCGTATACGGGTTCGGATTGCTTAACGCGGACTTTGCACGTGCTAATATACGCTTGGCAGCAGCCTTGAGTGGCGATGTATCACTGATCTGATCAGCCTTTTGGTCGAGGTCGGCGAATAAATCTAACGGAACAGGAGTGACTGATCCGCGCAGCGGGGGGAGACTGGGCACACTAGTGCGAAAAGGAGCCGCTGCCGGAACCGCTGCCGCCGCCTGTGCCGCCGCTTCCCCAGACGGAACCGCTGCCGGAACCGCTGCCAATGCCACCGCCTCTGCCCTTGCCGCATTCGCCGCCGCCAATGCCTCCCGCGCTGTCGCCTGGGCACTCGCCAAGTCTGCTTTCACCCTGTTCACCTCTGCCACCGCCTCTGCCCTTGCCGCATTCGCCGCCGCCGCCGCATCCATCGATGTCGTCGCCGCCTCACTGTTACGCGCATCGATGTTAGCCCATGGATTCTCGACGTTAACACCTTGTTTTGTAACCGTGGAAAATGCGTCTATCATCGATTTACCTGTCGGTGTCCCTTCAGTCCCCCCGGCGGCTGCGAGTTGAGTTAACGCGGCTGCAAGGTTTGGTTGTCCGTTGCGTGTGGCATCACCTATCTTCCTGTCGGTATCTGCCTGCCAACTTCCAATGCCTCCGGCTGAAAGGCCCGGATCTGCAGATCCATACGCCCTTAGAAGGGCATCGTATACATCCCTGATTTCCGCCTTCTCGTCGTCGGTTAACGTCAGCTGAGGTGGAGGCGCCGCTACTAACAGGCCCACACCCGCACCCGGAACCGCAGCCGCCGCCGCCGCCGCTGCCTGACCTGCTGCATCACCGGCTCCGGCGTTACCCGCAGGAACATCCGGGATCTTTCTCAGATTATCTATCTGCGCTTTGGTTGCACCCTCTACTCCAGCCTCCGCCTTTGCCTTCACAGCATTCTCCAGCGCAGCCTTAACTACATCCATTCGTTCCGCCTTTTTAGCTTCATCTGCTGCATCTGCCGCTACCCACGCAGCATTGACTGCCCTTATTGCACCCTGGGCCGCCTGTTCTGCCTGTCTTTCTTTCTCCACCGTCTTCTCCCCCTCTGTCGCGTTTTTGATCTTGTCAAGCACCGTCTTCGCGGCGGGGTTGAAGGTCTCGGTGGTGGCGTTCTCAGGACCCTGAGCCGTAACCTTCTTACGCTCTGTTAGTTTGGCGGGGTCAATTGTAAAAGGTTTCGCAGCAACTGCATCGCCCCAGCTGTTTTGCAGCCCACTCCTCGCCCAGAAGAAATACGGATTGAGCGCGTTGACGTTGGCGACTTCAAGCGCCGTACCGAACATGACGTTCGCAACTAACTTCCGGTCAGGGCTGTTCATTCTCAGTAGGTAAGTCCGCCACCTATCTGCATAGCCCTTGTAATCAATGAACGTTGTGAAGATGTCCACAAGGTTGTTGTAGATATCCAAGTTCGACTCACCATAGTCTGCGACCAGAAGCAGAAACGCAGTCATGATTGGCGTGAGTTCCTTGGGGTTCGCTTCGCCCCTTTCCTTGAGGATGTTCAGGGTCTTTAATATGAGCGCCCGTACTTCAGTAGTCCATGCACCTCCGCGGATCCGACGGGGGGTGCGGATACGCCCACGCCCCGTACTGGCAATCGCCTTTTTTACTGCAGCTTCCTTTGCTGCCGCCCGGTCCGTGATGACATTGACACGCCACCGTAGCTTGTTCTGGACGGCGGCATGAATGAGCTTCTTCATGAAGTACACTAAGAAAGGGTCACCGTCGTATGTATCCGCAAGAAGCGAGGGCGTTTTGTCGGCGAGATCAATCGCAGGTTGGAGATTCTCGAACTTGTTTGTCATCGCCAACTCAACGGCATCCCTGAACGTCTTCTTCTCTATTTCCGTTGGCAATGGGAGCCCAGGGGGGCTCTCTACGCCCAGCTTACCCTCACCGGGCGCAGCCGCAGCCGCAGCCCCTGCATTGTCACGCAGTGTGTTTGCAGGTAATGCACCTAGTGGCTGTGTGGGGATAGTCGTTGCCGTCGCCTTAGCTTTCTCCTCGGCAGTGGCCTTGGCATTGTCCTTGGCGTTGACAGCCGCCGCCCTATTGGTGTCGAGGTCTTTCTGTAAGGTGGCTATTTCAGCCGTGAACCTCCGATCCTCCAACATGAATCCATGACGTTTTTCAGCCACCCAGAGTTCTTTTGCCTTTTCTGCTCGGCTTTTACGTTCGTTATACGTTGCAGTTGCTTCGTCGGGGTTTCGACCTAGTGGTGGGAATTCGGCATTCATTTCAGTGTTCAGGGTCTTCTCTCGGGTAATCTTGGCTAGGTTGTACTCGTCTTTCTTTGCCTGTACTGCAGCCTTCGCCTCAACAACAGCACCGTCTGCCTCAATTGTGGGATCCTCGGTGGAGTCAGGTACAGTCACGGTTGCGGCCGCTGACCCCGGAGCCGCAGCCGCCGGAGCTGCAGCAGCCGGAGCCTCAGGAGGCGGGACTGCACTTTTGTCAGGAGTTGCGGCACTAGGTTCCCTGCCGAGTGAGTAGGCGGCCAGGACTGCAGCGAGAGCTGCACCTTCCGCCACGAGTATTCCAGCTGTGCCCGGATCCATTATCTACACTGCTTAAAAAAACCTATGAATATAAGGCATGAGTGTCCAGGATATCGTCATCCTGTCAGCCGTCGAGGTCTTCGGCGACTTCAATGCGAGATGGTACGCTCAAACCAATAAGCCTGTCTTTCTTGCAGGAGGCATTGTCGGATACCTGGGCATCCTGTTCTATCTGATCAAGTGTCTTCGGACACACAACCTCTTGTACGTGAACGGTATGTGGGACGGTATGTCAACTGTTATCGAAAGCCTTGCAGCGTATCTTGTTCTGGGCGACCGGTTGACGAAACCAGAACAGTACGTTGGTCTTGGGTTGGTAATTGTGGGTCTGTTTCTACTCGGGGAACATGTGTGATAGGCGTCTACTTGCGCCGTGTGGCATTCGCGGAGCGCTTCTTCGAGACGATGCGGCCGTGCTTGTTCATCTTCAGATCACTCCTGGTCAGGCCACCCGGCGTGTGGTGGGCCGTTCCGTTCCAAACGCAGCGCCGAGAACCGATAGCACGTTGAGTCTTCATTATCACTTACCTAGAAAGTTTCAAGCGGAAGGGCGGTGGCCGTCTGGGTTCCTCTTCACTGAACCCTGGTTTCTCGACTTGACCGCAGTACAAACTCTCCGTCCAAGGTGTGGGGAATGTCCGCACAGTCTCGAACCGGTTCGTGGGTCCGCCGCCGTGATGCACCAAGATGTTGTGCTTCACCTTCGGGTAGATCTTGACGCTAAGAAAGTTCTGGTCTAACGCGATACCCCGGTCTTCGGGGTTGAGTTTGTAGGCTTCGTATTCCTCGCGGATGTTGATTCCCGCAGACTTGCGCAGAGCCCACAGTCCGCCCATGAGAGATGCCGAATGCTCCTTATGGTCACGAATGGTGTGCGCCATAAACTGCGAGGAGTTCATGAAGTCCACAATGGCCCAGCGGTCACGCCAGTGGACGCGGGAATCGGCGTCGCGTACAAACATCACATTGACATCGGGCTCGTCGATCGCAGTGAACCGGTCAATCATGTTCTCAATCCCCGTCTTGCCCGTGGGCTTCACGACGACATACGGTGCGTCGCGAAGCTTCGCCATCATGTCGGGCGTCACGTCGGACCCAGTGTATACGAACACAAACCAACCCGGGAAGTGCTTATGAACCAACTGAATGTTCTCAATCATCCCCGGGTAATATCGGGAGTTGTATCCTCCGTATAAGCAGAACGAGAAGACGTTCATCTTATCTTGAGGAACAGTAATGTTGTCGGGTAAAACCTTCGCATCGACTTGTCGATGGATTGTCGACCCGAGGTACCCCGGGCAGCGAACATATTCAGCCAAAGATGGGAACACGGGTGATCGCGTATTCATTAACGGCGACCTAGTCTACTCGTTTGTACGTTCACTCTCCGTCTACAAGTGGAAACACATATATGTCATCCACAACTCGGATCAGCCGTTTGACGAAGGAAAGTTGGCCGCATTGCTTCCCACTGCGATGCATATCTACGCCATCAACACCACCGTGAAGCACCCGAAGCTGACCACGATTCCTCTCGGGTTCCCAGACGCGGCGCTGGACTTTGTAGCCAATTTCAAACGGCCAGATGTCCCCCGTGATATCGAGATTTACATGAACTTTTCCGTTAACACAAATGTCCAGAAACGATTGGACTGCTATAACGCCTTCAAGGACGATCCTCGAGCGGTGATCAGGGGTGGACGAACGCAAGAACAATACTACGATGACCTGTGTCGGTCGAAGTACGTACTGTGTCCAGAGGGGACGGGGATGGATACGCATCGGGTGTGGGAGGCAATTTTCTGCGGGGCGACTCCGGTTGTTCTGCGCAACCCGTTAGCGGAGCTATATTCTGCGTATCCGGCGAAGATCGTTGACAGCTGGACAGAACTTTAAGGTAGAACAACGACTCTATAGTATGAGTGGGTGTTTTACGCACGTATTTGACAAGTCGAAAACCGAGTATACGAATTGGACGGCTGCGAACGATGAGACCGAGCTTTTCAAGTCATTTCTCTCAAACAACGATATCTACGGATTCATTCATAATGGAGATGCGCCACCGGATACCGAAGCAATCGAGATCGCCAAGCGACTTGATGCAGACATGTATTCGCGCTATTTACATGCGAACATCGGGAAGAAACTCTTAGGCTATGATGGTGGATTTCCATCCGAGAATGCGTCGTATAACAACCTAGACAGCCGACACTGCATGATGTCGATCGTTCTTTTCAAGCATATCCCGATCCCGATACGCCATATAGTTGAAATCGGCGGCGGGTATGGAAATTGGCTGCGCTTGAACTACTCTCTTCAGTCATTCGAAAAGTGGAGTATCGTTGATCTGGACCATGTTGGTAGACTTCAGCGCTGGTGTCTAACGCAGTGGTCTATTCCGGATAGTGTGTATGACATTGTTTCGTCTAACGACACGTCTAGACTCCAACCTGCTGATGTTGTGATCGGAGCACACAGTCTAAGCGAGTTCTCATACGACACGTTCAAGTTCTATTTTGACACTGTTCTGGTCAATGCGAAATACTTGTTTTACGCATATCACCGAACGAGTCCTAGTGAGGGGTTAATTCGGGCGAAGAATGCATTACTGACGACTGCGTTTGATCTCGTAGTTGCTATCCCATCGCAGGAAGGCGCTGTGTTCAACTGTGTTCTTAAAAACAAAACAATAACGATGTGAATCCGCCTTCAGCCTGTAATAACCGTATAGGATCCTTTATCTGAATATCGTTCTCGAGAATCTTACCCGGCCAGTTGACAATAGCATGAGCAAACCGACCAACGTCCCGGTTTCTCCACCATGGAACGTGAAATGATATGTAAACCGGGAACCGACGGTGTGCGGCCAGTGAAAGAATGTCTTCCAATACGAGCTCTTCCCCGCCTTCGATATCGCACTTGATAAACCCAATATCATCTGCCGACACCGAAAATGTGCTACAGAGCGCGGAAAGAGTTATGGTATCGACAAGGCTGTCTGTGGCGAAGGATTGATCTGCGTCCATCTTAATATGCGACATGGACGTATTCAGATCATTCGTGAATCCACCGAATCGAACCTTGGTAAGTGAATTATGCATTACGCGGTCACAGACATCAACATTGTTACACTCTGAAAGACGAAGAGTCTCTTTCAGAGTTACGACCGAGTCTGGATCAGCCTCTACACATACTACCCGTTTGAAATGACTTGATAACCAAACGGCGGTTGTTCCGATCCATGCGCCAATATCTATGCACGTTTTCTCTCGATCTTGAACTCGTTTGAATGCAGCGAACGTTTCCGGCTCCCATGATGGAAAGTGCTTACCTAACCACTCTTCAGATGTTTTGTTCGGCATATCGGCAAAGACATATTGCACACCTTCCTTCGTGAAAGTATGGGGCATTTATACTAAGCATGATACAATGTATACATTATCCGTCTGCACTGTCTTCAAGAACGAGGCACATATCCTCGACGAGTGGATACGCCATTACCTAGCTCGTGGAGTAGACCACTTCTACCTTATCAATGATCATAGCACAGACGAATATGAGTCTGTATTGAAACCATTCGCTGATAGAATTACACTGTTCCACAACGACGTTGAAACGACACAGTTTGGACGACAGATCATGATCTATGAAAAGTATTTGCGACCTGTATTGACTACGACAGTATGGATGGCGATTCTGGACATGGACGAGTTTCTATACAGCCCTGTTACCATGGATATCCCGGGTATCCTGAACAAATGTAAAGATTACGATCAGATCACGGTTGACTGGCTTCACTTTGGAAGCAGTGGTAATATCCATCAGCCGCCATCCGTTGTAGACGGGTTTCAGATGCGAGCCCGCATGGATGCGACAAAGACATATTATTCATACAAATCATTAGTCCGCACATCGGCACTCAAGGCGTTTGGCGTTCATAAACACACTGTGGGTGGTAGAAGTTTCCATCTTCATTCAGAGGAAGGTTCGTATGCTGATCTCATCATCAACCATTACCCGTTACAATCGCTCGATTTCTTCATGCGAGTCAAGGCGACTCGTGGTGATTGTGATAACAACTTTCAGACGCATGGTTGGGTGCGAGATCGAGCATATTTCGATCGACTTGACATAAACGAGATTAAGGATTTACGGTTATCCCAACAAAACATGTCTAAATGATCACCGCTCGTATCGGCGGTGGTCTAGGTAATAGGCTGTTTCAACTCGCAGTCGCAGAACACTTCGCTCGGAAGACAGGTCGAACCCTCGTCCTATATGACGGTCTCATCGAGAAGGAAACGATCCATTCAAAGGAGGACTACTTCCAATCCATTCTTAGAAATTGGACAGTTATGCCCGGAACACCAAGAGTATTGGACATTCATCCAAACAAGTCGCAGGAACCGGTTGGGCTACACTCAACAGAGCAAATTCTTTGTCTTTCGGGCTGCTTCCATCACGCTGATTACATTGACCAAGAGTTTGTCCCTAGATTAATGCTACCACGCGTAACGGATCCGCGAGTATTCCTCCATATCAGAGGAGGAGATTACCTGTTACACGCATCTCATAATGTGAACCTAGATGCATATTACGAGAGAGCGATCAAACTGTTCCCCGTAGATACAGTGTTTTTACTCTGCACAAATGATATCAACTACGCACTCACCAAACGATTTCTGAAAGGAATCAATGTAGAAGTATCAGGGCAAACCGAAGTCGATACGCTAGCAACTCTTTCGGGTTGTACAGGAGGTATTTGCGCGAACTCTACATTTTCTTGGTGGGCCGGGTTCATCAACCCTAACAGACGTATTACCGTCCCGTCGAGATGGTATAACGATGCATCGATCTATAGTAATGGGTATTACTATCCCGGATTAACAGTCGTTCAAGTAGATTGAACTGAAAACAGTCATACCTATAAATGCATGACCTCATCGTATGTGCAGTGTTCAAGAACGAGGCACATATCCTCGATGAGTGGATCAGGCATTATCTAGTTCGGGGAGTAGACCGCATATACCTCGTCAACGACTTCAGCACAGATGGATTTGCGGAGATCACGAAGACGTTTGGAGACCTAGTCGTTGTCATGGACAATGATATCGTAACGAACGAGGGTGGTCGTCAAATGATGATCTGTGAGAAGTATTTTCGCCCAATCCTTAGCTCATCAAAATGGGTTGCGCTGGTCGATCTCGACGAGTTCCTATATAGCCCAGAGACCATGGAACTGAAGTCTGTCATTGAGCGGTATAACGATCACAGTCAGATTCTAGCGAACTGGGTTTATTTCGGAAGCAGTGGTCACGTGTATCAGCCGCATTCTGTAGTTGAGGGGTTTCGCATGTGTGCACCGATGGATACAACGAAGACTTATTACTCATATAAGAGCATCTTCAAGGGCGATTCGCTTGTGAAGTTCAACGTTCATTCACATGAGGTAACCGGAAGCACTCACCACGAGCAGTCAGTTCTATTGGTTAATCATTATGCACTACAGTCCCTGAATTTCTTTATGACCGTGAAAGCGATGCGTGGAGATGTGAATAACCATTTCCCTACAAACGGGCTCGTGCGTGATAGGGCTTACTTCGATGGATTGGACATTAACGTCATAGAAGATAGGCGTCTCTGGGAACAAAACAGAGAGATCATAGAAGTCGTCAAGCGAAACTGTATCGAGAGCTCGGATGAAGTGACTATGACAATAACGTCATGTAACCGGGCACATCTACTCGATAAGACGCTCGAATCCTTTGTAAAGATGAATATCTATCCAATCAAAGAGACGTATATCATTGACGATTCTGGAGTCATAGGGTGTAACGATGCCGTCGGCCTCAAATATCCCCAGCTTAACATCCGCCTGATCTACAACGCTAAGAATATTGGCCAGGTACAGTCAATCGAGAAGATGTATTCGTATGTTCGCACAAAGTGGATCTTTCACTGCGAAGAGGACTGGGAGTTCACGAAGCCGGGTTTCATTGAGAAATCAAAACAGGTATTCGACGAAAATCCAAATGAGAAGATCTTCACGGTTTGGATGCGCGCACATAACGACAGCAGTGGTCATCCGGTTACGTATGATTCGCTGAATAGAGGTTACTATGAGATGAAGCGCGACTTCACGTATGTTGACGATACAGGCAAGCTTCATGTATGGGGAGGTATTACGTTCAATCCGGGCCTACGGCGGACCGAGACGTGTTATCTATTCCACCCGTATACGCTCAAGTGCGGAAAGATCCAACACAAGGGGCGCGAGTATTCCGGAGAATACCCTATAAACACAACATATCGCGAAGCTGGGTATTACAGTATGACACTCGGTGACCCATCGGGGCATGTCCGCCACATTGGTGCAGACTTTCACATACCACGGGATTGGGAGAACAATGATCCCCAAGTTCAGCCTAGTCATGCCAGTCCACAACCAGTCATCAATCTTGAGCCGGGTTTTCAGCAATCTCGTAAGAAATACATCTGGAACGTTCGAATTGATCGTAATCGTTGATGGATGCACGGACGATAGCGAATCAATTGTACGCGCATTTCCATTCAACTGTCCGGTCACGGTGATCGTAAACCCAACTGGTCTCTTTGAGACGTCATGCGACAACCAGGGATTCAAAGTTGCGAAGGGAGAGTATATCATCGAGATTCAAGCAGATATGGAGATGACCACTCCTGGGTATAATGAGTTACTATGTCGTCCACTCGAAGTATTCCCGGATTTGATTGCAGTCTCTGGGCGATGCTGTCATACTCTTAGTGGACCAGAATCGGGCGTAGGGAAACTCGGGCGTCTCGTTGAACAACCTCATCGCTCATATCCCGCTAATACGATCTACTTGTCACATACAGTGAACCGAGGACCTCTTGCATTGAGAAGATCAATGGTCGAAGAGTTGAACTGGCTGGATGAGGAACACTATGTCCTCGGTGACGACGAACATGACCTATTTGCACGTGCCTGGGCGCAGAAGGGCTGGAGAACTGCATTCTTCCCCGTCGAGTTCAATGCACCTCTTGCATGGGGTTCTACTCGAAAGCCCAGAACCGCTCATGTTCAAGCGTATTTGGATCAACGTCGTAGCAAGGAAAAGGATGGATTCCTCGCACGAGCCACGTCGTTTCCCAAGCCGGAAACACGTAGTCTAGTGTAGTAATGAAGGTTGCAATAAATATCATCGCGACCAATCGATATGCAGTGTTCATCCCCGATGTAGTGAAGTCGATTGATCTCCATTTCTTCCCTAAAGAAGAACGCCATATCTTCATCTATACTGACGTTGACATTTCTAACATCACCGCCCAGAATGGCCTCATACTCCATCATGTAAAGATCCCACACGAGGGATGGCCTCTCGTAACGACAAAGCGGTTCGACTACTTCCTTCGGGTAGAGTCTGAACTCTCTACGATGGACTACTGCTTTTACATGGACGTAGATTCTGTCTTGGTAAATACACTTGAGCCCATACTCCCCATGAGCGGAATGTTTGCAACGATACACCCTGTTTTCCGCGGTGGTCCCGGGACTCCTGAGCGGAACCCGCGAAGTTCAGCGTATATGCCAGAAAGCATGGCCAATACCTATTATTACGGTGGATTTTGGGGAGGAGCCTCAAGCGACTTTATCGCAATGTCGAAGGAGCTGAAAAACCGGGTGGAAATGGATCTTTCATGGGGGTTCATTGCAACATGGTGGGATGAATCACAAATGAACAAATACTTGTATCAGAACCCACCCACATACCAATTTGATTACCCCTTTGTTGCAGTCGAGGGAGTATCCCATCCAACACAAGACACATGTGTATGGTTCATTGAGAAGGACAAACGCGGGGGGCATATGTATCTACGCGGTGTCGCTTAGAAAGTATATGCACGTGTTGAAATAATGAAAGTCCTGTTGAACATCATTGCAACAAACCGTTATATGACGTTTGTTCCCACAATCCTTGCATCGGTGAATATGCATTTCTTTCCGTCGGCCGAGCGTCGCGTGATCGTACACACAAACCTCGATCTCCCATCCTTGGAGTTTCCGTCGCTCAACATCGAGAAACATGCGATTCCTCACGAACAGTGGCCACTTGTCACCTTGAAGCGATTTCATTATTTTCTCGAAACAGAAGACCGGTTGAAGGAGGCGGACTACTGCTTCTACATGGATGTCGACGCTGTGTTCGTCCGAACCCTTGATTGGACACTTCCCGACCATGGAATGTTCGGAACGATTCACCCAATGCACCACACTGGGCCCGGATATCCCGAACGCGACCCGATCTCGACTGCTTACATTCCGAAGGGTTCGAACAATCGATACTTTTATGGAGGCTTCTTCGGAGGGAAAAGCGAGGACTTTATCAAGATGGCTTACGATATCCGCGACTGCGTGGGAACAGACATGTCAAGAATGCATATTGCTATTTGGCACGATGAATCCCATCTGAACCGGTATCTTTTCCAGAACCCGCCTTCACTTACATTCGAGTTCCCGTTTGGAACTGCAGAAGGTGTCTCTCAGATTGTCCCGGAGTCATACATCTACTTTATCGAGAAGGCATATAGAGGTGGACATAACTATTTTCGTGGAATCGAGTAGTCATTGCAATGCCTACGTTTGTTACGGCTGCAAGTAGCAATCACTTCAAGTCACTGTGTCAGCTGCTTGAAACCCTCCGAGGTCAACGAGTATTTGTCTACGATCTTGGTCTTACATCTGGAGAAGGGGATCACATCCGTTCAACATTCGAGGTGATCTATCGAACATTTCCATTTCACCATTACCCTCCTCACGTCTCGTTGTCTGCTCAGGATGCAGGTGCATATGCTTGGAAGCCGATCATCATATCTGACGTCTTCGCTGAGATTGATGGAGTCTTGATCTGGTGCGACGCCGGGAACAAGGTAATGGACCCGGTCGCACTTGAGAACTGTGTTCGTGCTGCCGGTGTCTATACACCTACATCATCGGGGACACTGTCCACTTGGACCCATCCAATCGCACTGGCAACGATGGGCGTCCCGAGGCAGTGGTACGGCTTCGACATGCGCAATGCTGCGTGTATTGGATTTCTCAAGGGATCGGCCGATGGGTTCGTAGCTGAGTGGAAGTCGTTTGCACTGGACAAGAACGCGATTCTTCCTCTGGGAGCAAACCGCTCAAACCATCGCCACGATCAGTCGATTCTGACGTTCTTATACTACAAGTACAGGGTCATGCGTCGCGATGACTACGTCGGTTTTTCCATTCATAATGATATCGATTGAGTGTATAATGCGGATTCAGGACCTAAAGGTCGTGTATATCTGCCCAGACCACAATGAAAAGTATCACGCACGGAAGGTCCATATGGACACCATGCTTGATGAACTTGGGTTCAAGGATGTTGTTCATTTCAAGTCAGGCACCGAAGGGTATCCGCGCTGTCTCGCGAATGCGAACATCGAGATCTTGAACAGATACCTAGACGAACCGGTTCTTCTTCTCGAAGACGACGTTGAGTTCACGGGTGTAGATGAATTCGAGCTTGTTGAGGATGCCGATGCAATCTACTTCGGAGTGAGTCTGTGCGCAGGACACCCAACGCTCAATGTCAACCAAGGATTCGCGGTCTATTCGAAGTATACCCACACGCAAGACCGCATCCACAACATGCTTGGAACACATGCGATTCTCTACATCTCAAAGGCATACAAACAGGCTGTGATTGAGCGGTTGAAGACGGTAGTCGGTCACACCGATGTTGCGATCGCGCGTATGCAACCAAACTTCAAGATTCTGGCAAACAAGAAGCCATCCTTCTTTCAGTCCGACAAGTTCAACCCACCTGATCATAACAATTTCTATACGAAGTTCGAACTAACCGATGTTGCGTTACACTTGATCGCAACCAACAAGTACACACAGTTCCTCGATCGTATCGTCAAGAGCGCAAAGAAGTACTTCTTCCCTGCCCTCCGACGCCATATCGTCATCTATTCCGATGACATGAATGCTGTGAAACACCTTGAACAGACACATCCAACCATTGAGTTCCACTTCAGATCCATACATCACGAACCCTGGCCACTCGTGACCCTTAAGCGTTTCGAATACTTCTCGTCGATGAAGCTGAATGTGGATTATAGTTTCTATGTCGACGTAGATTCTGAGTTCATCGGTGAACTTGACAATTCATTCTTGCCTCAATGGTTTGCAGGGACGGAACATCCATTGCCCAATCAACATGAATCCACGGAGAAGAACCCCGCATCTCGTGCATGTGTACCCATGAATGTTGAGACCTATTTCTGTGGTGGGTTCTTTGGGGGGCATCAGAATCACTTTATGCATATATCAACTCTATTGGCCGGTCGTATCCAAGATGATATGAACAGGCGAGTGATGGCGATGTGGCACGACGAGAGCCATTTGAACTGGTACCTGTATCATCATAAGCCCTCGACTGTCTTTCGTGTCCCGTTCGCAGTTGCAGAATCCTATACAACAGTGAAGCCTGAATCAAAGATTCTATTCCTTGATAAAAGGAAGATCCGTACACATCATTCAGATATCAAATTTAACGGCTGGTTTTAATAGATGTAACAATTTACATCGGATCAGATATGCAGTATAAATGAAGAACGACCAGTGGCCGTCCTTTCGCAAGATTCCACCTAACTCTGTATGCGTGGAGATCGGGACGTGGGAAGGCGATTATTCATGGGAGATTCTCAAGAACACCACGTGTAAGAAGCTATATTGCGTAGATCCGTATCGGCGTTTCCCGAGCGGGGAATATCCGGATGCCATGAACACGCTTACGCAGCAGCAATTTGATGAGAAGTTCAACACTGTGAAACAGAGGTTTGCCCAGTTCGGCGATCGTGTGGAGTTTCTCCGCATGACATCATCGGAGGCGGTGTCCATGTTCGTAAACGAGTCTCTTGATTTTGTCTATATCGACGGCAATCATGACTACAAGTTTGTTTTGAATGACATTATGCTTTGGTATCCGAAGGTGAAGATCGGAGGGTATCTGACAGGCGATGATGTATATAGCACGGATCCTGCTGAGCACGATAAGGACGGAAATATTCAACGTAATTGGGGTGGACCCATTTGGAGCAAGTATGGAACGTATACCGCTGTCCTAGAAGGCAGACGACGACTTGGTTACGAGTTCGAAATTGATCAGACCCAGTTCATCATTCATAAACACGAGTGACCAACGGAAATTCGCATCCAATTTACACCACAAATATAGGTAGCTTTCTACCCTTATTTGTGGTTTTGTGTTTGGTTCTTCTTCGTGGTTTCGGAGGTCTCTAGTTGGAGTACGCCAGGCCACCCATGCCGCTCATCACGCGGAGCACGTTGTAGTTGACGGCGTAGACGCGCACCTGGGCCGTGCGGCCCGAGCGGACCGTGTTCACGGACACCGTGAGCTGGAGCGTGGCCTTGTCGATGCGCGAGAAGTTGCACGTACCGGACGGCTGGTGCTCCTCCGGCTTGAGCGCGAAGGAGTACACGCAGATACCCGGGGCCGTGGGCGTACGCGTGTGGTGCTGGTACGGCTGCACGTACGCGAAGTAGCGTCCCTCGCGCTCCGTGAAGCGATCCTGTCCGTTGAGCTGCAGCTTGGCGACCTCAGTCGGCGTCTTGCCTGTGCAGCGAGTGCCGGAGTTGAGGATGACCTTCGCGAGGAGGTAGTTGGTCGTGTCCTCAAAGAGGTAGACCTGGTCGTTACCACCCGCGAAGTTGGAGTCGAGCCACGACGCACCCACCAGGGACGGGCCGACCGCGACACCGAGACCCGGGAGGTACGGGCCAGAGGAGCCGTCGGCGATCAGGGTAGGCACACCGAGGGAGATGTTGCCGCCGCCCAGGGAGCCACGGGCGAGAACGTCCATGATCACACCCTCCGTGCTGAAGTCATCGGAGTAGTTGAACGGCTGGCACCCGTTGACCTCGGCGATGAACGTGGGAGGAGGGAACGAGCAGTCCACGAACGAGTCGCGCTGGACGACCCACACGAGCTCCTTCACCGGGTGGTTGAAGTTGAGCTGGATCTTGTTCGAGCTCGACGTGATCGACTCGGCGCCCGTGAACTGCAGCTGCTCGATGAGGTACTCGTGCGTCTGCTGGGCGAAGCGGCGGCGCTCCTCCGTGTCCAGGTAGATGTAGTCGATGTACAGCGACGCAGCCGTCAGGGACTGGATCGCCGTCGGGGCAGACGCAGTCGACGCGAGCTCATAGTAGCAGCAGTTGATCCACTGCTCGAACTCCACGTTGATGCGCACCTCGTGGTACTGGAGGGCGATCAGCGGGATCGCGAGACCCGGGTTGCGGCAGAACCAGAACTGCAGCGGGATGTACAGCGTACGCGCCGGGGTACCCGCGCGGGGGGCGCACGAGTTCGTCAGCTCAGAACCAGCGCAGGAGACATCCAGCTGGTAGCCACGACGGTCCTTCATCAGCACGAGGTCGTGCGTGTTGCCAACCATCTCATCGAGCGCCGTGACCGTGCCCAGATCCTGCGTCAGCTGCGTCCAGATCTGCATCCAGTCGCCGTACTGGCGGTCGATGCGCTGACCGCCAATCTCGAGCTCAACCGTCTTGATCATGCGGTGGCCGATGTAGTTGAGCCAACGGAAACGGTTGATCTGCGGGTTGTTACCCGAGCCCGTGGTGGCACCCGAGTTGGCCGCACCGTCAATCTGCACCGCCGGGAGAACCACCTGGATGTACGAGCGGAACATCAGGTCGGCGTTACGGTTGATGATCGCCGTCACGCGCTTGTTGAAGTCCGCCTGGCCGTTGAACGTCACCTCAATGGACTCCATCGCGAAGTTCGTGTGGCGCTTGAACAGCACCTTCCAGAACGTGATCTGGGGGTTGCCGCTGATGTAGATGTCCTGCGCACCGTAGCTGACGAGCTGAAGAAGACCACCACCCATGTTGCTTGTATGATACTCAGCAACAAAATTTCTTCGGCAAGAATCTACACACACGACGACGACCTTAAAAAATGCGCATCTACGCGG